CTAGATACACCTGTCAACCCCGTCAAAGATGTCACCCACTGCGGAGCGGTACCGGAGGACGTCATCACCCGGTTCGCGGTTCCGATGCTCAAGAAAGTAGTGGTATCCGGAGCGGACTGGTAGGGTACAGATCCGGCGGCTCCACCCGCAAGGTTGGTCGCTGTTGAAACGACGATGCTGCTTGGGGCGGTCCAGACCGGGGCGGAGCCGTTCGAAGTTAGGATGTAGCCGTTCGTACCGATGGCTAACTTTGTCAGCGCGGTTCCCGACGCGTAGTACGTCAGGTCACCCGCCGTGTAAGAAGACAACCCCGTACCGCCGTAGGCCGTAGTCAGCGCGGTGGTCAAGTTCAAAGCGTTCGCGGTCAGCGTGGTACCGTCAAACGTGAGGTTAGCAGACCCAGCGAGTGACCCGCTAGAGTTGTACTGCACTTGCGTGTTAGAACCCCCGATTGTCCCCGTACCCTTTGTAGCCAAAGTGCGTACTGTACCTCCATTGTCCTTGTAGAACAACTTGCCATCAGTGATGTTGATAGCCAACTCGCCGTTCGTCAAATTGCCAGCTGTGGGAGCTGCAGACGCCGTAGTGGAGTAGTAAAGCTGAATCGGAGTGTAGTTTGTCGCCGCCATGATGTTTCCTCAAAAAGTCCCGCCGGAAATAACATTCCATTCAGGGCCGGATGCCCCAGCTTGCAGAACGTAACCTTGCGTACCCAGCGCGAGTTTAGACAACGCCGCCGCGCCAGACGCGTACAAGATATCCCCAATAGTATAACTCGACAACCCTGTGCCGCCTAAATTCACAGCCACGGGCGAGGTCAAGCTGAACTGCGTTCCGGTTAGGGTTAACCCTGTGCCTGCGGTGTAAGTTCCTGCCCCGGAGAACTGCGACCATGTGACCGAGGTTACACCCAGCGTGCCCCCGGGGTTTACAGTGCAAACCCAGCCTGTGTCAGCCAGCGTTGCGCCGTCTTGAATAAATACAAACGCAGAAACCAACTCATTCCAAGTGTCTGCGTCAGCCGTACGCGTCCATGGCCCGGAAGCGGCCGCATAGATACCGTTCTCAGCGGGGGCAGTTTGGCTTTTGACTAAAATCCTATCCCCGGCGGTCAAAGCGCCAGTCCATTCGCCTCCGGCTTGCGTGTTGAGCCCGGATAGCGTGATGTTTGCGGTTGTACCCCAAAGTGCCGAGGCCTTGACGTTCAACCCCTGAGCTACAGAGTCTACATATTGTTTTGTAGCCAGCTGCAGCGCGGAGACGGGGTCTTGCGTCACCGCTACAGAAGTCAACCCGCCTAACGTCAGGCTCGTCGCTCCAAGACTGATGCTAGTAGTACCGATTGTGATAGCGCTATTCGCCAACGACGAGTTCGGAACGGCGGACAGTGACAAGCTAAGAGTTCCGCCTAGAGAGACAGACGCGTCGCCGGAAGCTCCATTAGAGTACGACAACCCGATAGATGAGTTGGTCAGGCTGGCGTTGCCAATATTACTCAGCGTGTTACTAGACCCGCTGATTGTTTTGTTCGTCAGCGTTTGGCTGCCGGACAATGTCGCTACGGTAGAGTCTATTGCTATCGTTACAGCCGATGAGCCGTTGTAGCTTGACCCCGATAACCCGGTGCCGATTGTGAGCGCGTTGGTTGCGTTAGCGGTGACGGTCACAGACCCGCCAAGGCTCACTGAGGAGCCGTTGATTGTTAGGGAGCTGTTTGTCAGGCTCGCGTTCCCGATGTTGGAAAGCGTGTTAGACGCTCCCGAAATCGTCTTGTTCGTCAGCGTTAGCGAGTTGGAGGTTATCGCCACTACCGAGGTGTCTACGGATATAGTGCCCGAAGCCGTTATGGGGCCTCCAGTCAGCCCCGTACCCGTATTTACCTGAGTTACAGTGCCCCCGGCCGCAATCGACGCGGTGGACACGTTTGTCAGCCGTCCGTACGCGTCTACAGTGATGATCGGGATCTGGGATATGGAGCCGTAAGCCCCCGGGGTGACCGCCGTTGCGCTCAAACCCACTGTAGGCGGCCCCGATATTCCGCTTCCGTTCGTTACGGATACTTGTCCGGCGGTGCCCTGTACGTAAGTAGCGGATACCGCTCCACCTGAAGTCAAAGTCAAAATACCGTTGGCGGACGCGGTAGCAAAATTCAGTATTTGCCCGTCTAGGCTCAACGTTGGGTTACCAGACTGTCCGTCGCCGTTTGCTAAAGCTAACCCCGCGCCGCTAACAGCTAAAGAGCGCGGAGTGACTGTAGTTCCGCTGGTTTTTACTATGAACCCGTTCCCGGCGGTTTCAAGCGAGGCGCTGGCCCCGTTCAAAGCGATGGTCAGCGGGGATAACGCCCCTCCATCAGTCAACCCGAGTCCCGCCCCCGCAGCCAAATATCTGGAGTTAGGCAGCGTGGGTTGCTGGTTCAGGGTCAAAAAAGTCTGTTGCTGGCTAGGGGAGCTGGAAATAGCCGCCGTAGTCGTGCGTACCGTCACGCCGTTTTGTACAATGGGTACAGATTCGGTGCCGGTTAAGGGTTGCGCGGCGGGAAGTTGGGTTATAGTTACGTTTGACATCAGGGAGTCACCGTAAAGCCATCAACGTTTCCGTCATTTTCTGGCGTTTGCGTATTTCCCTCTGTGGAAATGACGTAACCGCCATAACCCGTAGCTTCTAGCTGGTTGGGCTCAACCGCTACGCTAACGTCAGGTCTAGGAAAACGTATCGTTATACGCTCTGTCTGCCTAGCGGGCAACCGGTAAGGGTCAAACTGGTCAGCGCACCCTTGGTCGCAAACTTGCAACCCGGGGAAGTTCGGGTCTGAACGCATCACGGCGTGCGGACGCTTCATCTTGCAGCGGTCACAGACCGCTATGGCGATGTCTGAAAGTCCTAGGGTGTCAAGAAATCGGGGCATGACAAAATTTTAACCCCAATCAACGAGTGTAGACCGAGATATTCGGTGCCCAGTAAATCGGGCTCTTGTCACGTTCTTCCTGCTCGGCTTGATAGAGGAATTTTTCAGCTTGCTGCTCCAAATACTGAATCCTAGTGATATCCACATTGGGAAGTTCTAGACTCATCTGATGGGCTAGCATGCTTTGGATTGCCAGATACCAACGCTGCGGTATCTCAAGATCATCTTGCAACGTTCCAACGTCTTGTATCTGTCTAGAGTACCAGATTGTCATCTGTACAAAAGGATCAGAGGGTGTAGGCCACAAGTAAATGGAAGGTTCCGGGATTGTCCGGTCAAACCAAAACTGAAACGGCTGGTTCGCCGTGAAGTTCTTGTTCGGCAAGTTTGTATAATCGTCACGGTTCAGCCGCGCCATTGTGATCTCGGTGCTATTATTGCCGAAATACAACTCGGTTACGCTGAGAGTGTTGCCGCCGGTTTCACGCATGCGGTAGTACTGAGCGGTGATTCCGGGCTCAATATCATACCAAAGCCATTGCCCGTTCACCCAGGTTTCTTCCCCGGGGGCGTACAACGTGCTCCAAGTCAACCCGTCGATAGAGTACTCAAAAACGACGTCAAAAAGCCCCGAGGTGCCGGGCATAACCCCGATAGAACCGATGTAGTAAGCGTTATCGGTGCCGTAGTCAACGCCGATATAGCCGTTCGGGGCGGATTGAACGCACTTCGTCAGCAGGCTATTGTCAAACGCATTGTACGCTATACCCGAGGAAGCGTTATACCCGTCCTGGGTAGGCGGGGCGGGGCGATTCATGCGGCGGTACAGCGCGTTCAACACGTCAATAGAGCCCTCAGGCAGCTTATAGACGTATTTATCGGCTTGCATACCGAAAACTTTCTTATTGATCGCCCAATACTGTATGCCTCGGTTTGCTAGGTTGGAAAGTAAATAGAACAAAGACTCTCTAGACGCGATCTGCTGTTCAGAGGTGAGCTCTTCAGCCAGTTTACCGCACCGGCGAGCTCCGTGGTCGATCAGCGTCTGCACGTTGATTCGGGTTGCGCCTACGGTTCCTGAAGTACTCATATCACCATCCTGGACAATTCCAACGCTTCATAGAAGCCCTTGCGCGGCTACCGGGTTCGCTCTTCTTTGCTACCGGCCCCATTCGGGCGCAGAAAGAGTCACGTCGCGGACCTCCTTCTGGTTGCGGAGCTTTCAGGTTTGATCCCGTAGCTGCATTGTATTTTTTCCTACCTTTTTCGGTTAGCCCCGCCCCCTTGGAAACCGGCAACGCCTCGCCTCGCTTCACGCTGAGGCTGACTTCGCCGCCCTTTTTCTTCTTGGCAGTTTTTTCCGAATCTCTAAAATCTTTTGCCGTTGGGGCTCCCGGGTCTCCGGGCTTGCGCATACGCTCGCCCGAGCCAGCTTTGATTCGCTCTTGCTTGGCGTGGATATTTGCGTAAAGGCCCTTCTTCACCAGCAGCTCCCGCCCTTTGCCTTTTTGGCCGGGAGTTTCTTATAGGCTTTCTTGCCTACGTTAGACTTGGTAAATTCGGCCGCTTTTTCGCTAGACATACCGAACTTTTTAGCGACCTTCGGCTCGTACTCGATGGCCTTCATCAAACGGAACTGAGCTTTGGATTTTGCTGGCATGATCAATCCGGGTTTTTGATCAATACGCCGCCAGCGTACATACTGCAACTCAACGGTCCGCCCGAGCTTGATTTGACGCAAAACTGAATATCAGTTTTTTCTGGGTGAGCAATTGGTGCGGTAAATGGCGTCTCTTGCTTTTGCACAAACACAGTCTGATGCGTCACGGTAATCAAGCCGTTGTTTGTTCCGGCATTGAACTTGTTGTATTCCTGACCAGTCATGTAGGCGCTGGAAGTGAATCCAATTGCGGCATCGTACTGGGTATACGACAAGTAGAAGGTGTACCCCGCCGGAACAGTATAAATCGACATCTGGGTTTGACCAACGCCAGCATTGATTTTGGCGTACACGGTCGAGCTGATCGATGCAGTGATGTTGCCAGTGTTCGTACTGTTGAGCATCGACATTTGATTGATGCGCAAGAACGAATTGGTTGTAGTTACATTGGTTGTGCCATTCAACGCAATTGTTTCAGTCAGCGGCACAAAATCAGCGCCCAAACCTTCAATCACAACAGAGCGAGTTGTGTTGTCTGAGGCAGAGTCGCTCACCAAGACCAATGGAGCCGCAGATGAGGGGTATACATACAAACCACCAGATTGGGTTTGACCTTCCCACATTGGGCCTTGTGCAGTGTTGGCGATGGCTGCACTGTAGCCAAAAATTTCAACGCCAGTGTGCCCATCAATTTGACCGCGAGCAACTTGCAAGTCAAAAGGCTCATACGCGCCCTGACGGGTGGCGGAAGAATACGTTCCCATTTTTCAATCTCCAAGTAAAAGCGGGGGCCGAAGCCCCCACCTTGTTTCAGCACTTCACTCCGCCGCCTTTTTTGAACGTCCCAGCGAGACGGTCAATAGAAACGGGAGGGGAGGGCTTCTTAGCTCCTTGAGGCATAGCTACGGCGCGGCCAGAATCAACTGCGCCCCCCGTAGCATAGTGCTTTTTTGCAGCACCGCCCTTCTTGAAGCCGCCAGCGTTGCCCAGCTTGACGTCACCAGTCGTACGATTGGTCACGCCGGGAGGGGTACCCACTACGTTGTTGTCAACGAAGCGAGCCGCGCCGCCGTTTTTGTAGCCCGCAGGCTTGTTCATCTTGACATCGCCGGTGCCCGGTTTGACGTTATCACGCTTCGCGTGAACCATCTTCGTTTCACCTTTGGTAGACTTGATGATGCCACCGGACTTGTAGCCGCCCTGCGCTTCAACGACGCCGCCCGTCTTCAGACCTTTGTGGGCCTTGGACGCCGGTTTGCCTTCGTGGGATTTCAGCTCTTTGCCGAGTCCTTTGATGGCTTTCATCTCAGCTTTGTGCTCAGCCTTGGTTTCGCCGCCTGCAGCGCGACCGCCCTTTTTCATGGCCGGAGGGGCCATAGGGGCGGGGGCAGCAGCGGGAGCGATCATAGGCTTGCGCATAGGACGGCGAGCCATCTTAGAACGAGCCAGAGCAGGGGCAGCCGTGGAGCCGCTCATCATGTCAGCCATACCGCCGGACGCCATCGGCTTGTGGCCGCTGTCATCTTTAGCTTTCATGGAAACATGACCACCCTTTTTCAATTTGAGTATTACCGAAGGTTCGGTAGTCATCATCTTGACCATAGGTTTAAATTGACCCATGATGAGGCTCCTTATTTAGAGGCATAAACCACGGTGAAGCGGTAGATACCCTGAGTGGTTGCAATCGTGCCGTTCGGGTCGACAGTCAGGTAAACGCCAGTACTAGTACCGACGTTGGCCATAGCAGCCAACTGAGCAGCAGTGAAAGACAACGCAGCGCGACCGCCGCCAATGACATCTGTAGCCGACAGGTACTGAGTACCCGCAGCAGCGGTGCCGATGGTTGCGTTGATCGCGGTAGCAGTGCCGCCGCCCACGGTCTCGTTCTGCACTTGATCGATGAAAAAATTCACGATCTGAGAACTGGCCGGGATGGTAACGCTGGTGCTGGAAGCGGTTCCGTCAGCGTTGGTGGTAACGGTGGTCGTCTGCATCAGAACGGCAAAGCCGCCGTCTGTAGTGTCGGACAACGCGTCAGTACCAGAACGCAGGGTA